CCCCAGGGACTTCTTATCTTATCCCCGGTTCTACAATCATAGGGACCACCAATTCCGGTGGATCAACTAACAATGGTTATATAAATATTACTCAAACTGTATAATAAAACAACGAAATGTCACTTGCCGATTATCAGTTCAAAACACAAGTGAACGGAGTCGACATTGGAGAGTCTCGACACATTGCCCAGTGGACGGACGTGAATGCTTATTACCATACACAGCACGGGTACTTGGCATCGAGTGTCGCCATAGTTCCATTTTGTCTCGACACCAGCTCATATCAACCGACCGGCACGCTCAACTTTTCACGCATCGACAAATTTGAAATTGCTACACCACCGGCCGTTCCACTCCCCAGCATGGCTGCCGGTCAGTACATGTACGCCGTCGGATATAACATGATAGAGATCCGCAACGGAACGTCGTCACTTTTGTATTGGGACTAAAGTATAATGAATACTCCGCCGAGAACGCGTCCAGTTGCGAACCGCAACGGAAGTCTCAGCGATGAATTGAGAATCATCCGTAGAACACTCAATTCACTGAGAATACCATGGGCTCTCAGTGGAAGCATGGCGACTAAACTCCATGCAAACAGCCTCGGTGTCCCTCTTCACAGATTCCCGAACGATATTGATATTGTCATTCGTGAGAAGAATGTTGATACGGTTACCATGGCACTGGCCGGAATTGGGTACACGTCGAACAGACCACCGCCTCTCCGGTTTAACCATGTGAAACTTCATCACGGTAAATTTTCAATCGATCTTTTGGCAGCCGGTGGTAATCTCGCACCAACTATCTTGTCAAAGAATGTGACGCTAATTAACAAAACACCGGTTGTTAAAATAAGACATTTAATAACACAAAAAAATAGAGTTATTTATAATCGTTTCATATCAAATCTGCAAAAAAACATTGCATTGGGAAATAAAAGATTTTTGGAAAACTTGGAAAAACGTATTTAAGCCCAACCTTCTTTGGGACGTTCCAAGAAATCGGGTGGATCATTGTAGTTCAATGTAAGTTCGGTTCCTCTTACAATAGGTCGAAGTGTCCATATGTTCCATGTTCCAAACAATGAATCATATCGAAGTTCACAGTTGCATACTTTTGAGTGATTTATCCAGGACAATATATAACTCACACCTTTGTGCCGATAGACACCTATACCAATACATTCGCCTGGTTCTCTATGGACGTCAGTATATAGTCCATTTCCGTGAACACTAGACTGTTCAACATAGACTTTTTTCATCATTTACTATTAGCATGCAAATTTGGAAGTGGGTCCTGGCGATCGGCCTGCTGTTTTTGATTACGTACAACCCATCCACGCGTACTTTGGCTAATTTTTTTGAGGGCCCAATGGTAGAGGGCGATCGCCATGGCGGACCCCCATTTGCGCGAGAGGCACAAATCGATAGCGATTCCGGTAACGATGATCGGGAACCGCCCTCATATGCTCATCGTTCACGATAGGCGGTACAAGGAGTGGACCTTTGTCACAGGCGGGTGTCGTCGGCGCGAGGTGTACAACCCACTTCGGTGTGCAATCCGTGAACTTCATGAAGAGACTCGAGGGACGATCGACCTCAAACGGGGCGCCTACGCATACTTTCGATTCACGACCGACTACAAAGGTCCAGGCGACACAGAGGCTGACGCCGACACGGTCAGTGTCTATCATGTCTACGTGATTGACCTTCCGATGACATCCGGTGAACAAAAAGATGTCGTCACACGATTCAACGAACAAAAGACAAAGATGGAACTGAATCAAGTTCCCTTCAAAAAGAATCACGACGAAAACACGGAAATGATGTGGGATACACTCGAGGGTATCACCGACCGAGGGGACCTATGGGTTCTCATCCGCGAGTGTGTGCTCAACAATCCGGACTTTGCAAAGGCACTCAGCGCGTCCCACAAAACGACCTTTTATCTGAGACCATAAATAATGACGCGCCCAAAGCGTGTTTTTGCCGAAATGCTCGCCAAGGCTCAGGGTGGCGAGGATGTTGACGTGGATGACATCTGCGATAAGCTCACTCTCGCGGATATCATGTATGAACTCAAGAAACTTGAAAAAGAAGCCGAGCCAGAGCCGGAGCCGGAGCCGGAGCCAGAGCCAGAGCCAGAGCCAGAGCCGCCTCGGTCCATTCTTGATTTTTGGTCTCGGTTGTCAGGTGAATGAAAATATTGACTGTTAATAAAATGAAGAACGTTTCGACCCCCTTGATGGTCGCCGGTGGTTTTGTTGCTCTTTGGGTCATCTTGACCCGTTCGTACGCAGGCTACAAAGGCCAGGAGACGGACAGCGTCGCTGATCGTTACATAAACAAGCCGCACGTTTCCACGTAAATGGCGGTCGCAATTCGCCCTCCGACAATTCGTCGTCAAATGTCGACCGACCAGGGAAGTAAGCGCGTGTACACGCTGCACAGCAGTCACAATAACGTGTTTGCATGGCGAACGTCGAACGAAAATATGAAAACAGCAACTGTGGTGTTTCGGCGCCAACAAGATGCTCTTCTTATGGCGCACATGATCGAACGACATGTGCGCCAGAATAAGGAATGGCCTTCGACGACCATGTTTGACTTTCAGTTGTATACAGGGCACGGTAAACACTCGGCCGAACTTGAGCTTATCGATATTAAGCAATGGGACATGGAAAATCTCAAAGTGTATTGCGTCGAGGCTTATCTTGATATGATTACGCTATCGACCCTGACACCAACGAGAGATGGATATAACCTGAATGGTGAACTTCTTTTACTCAATGTTCCATTTGAGTTTTATGCCGATAGACTCAATCAACTCTGGGAGGTATGAACGCCTTGCCGGTCAGAACCTGTGTCGCGTATGACGTGGCGAGAACAAAGTGAATATGGGGCCAATCGAGCGCCTCGACGACCGATACCTTAATCTTCATAGGGTTGTCGTTGATATCATTGACAACCTGGTTGCGGGCGTTGGGGTCACCCAGTGTTGGAGCGAGCACGGTCATCTTCTGGAGCCACTTGACGTGTGTCTCGTTGGTGGCGTCAAACTTTTTGATAAAGCGCTGAGTAATAGTGTCACCCATTTACTCATCAACAGTTATTTTCTTTAGATTTGACAGGTATGAGCGCTTTGAACATTTTGATGCTATCTCTGTTTGAGATACTGGGTGACTTTCAGTTCAAGTTCTTTGCGCGCCAGGGTAAGCTCGCGAATTTTGGAGGCGGTCTCGTCGGATATTCCGGTGTCATCTACTTCCTCATCGCTGCTCTCAAACAAGGCAACGTTCTTTGGGTGAACGGGATGTGGGATGGCGTGTCTGGCGTGATCGAATCCCTGGCGGCGTTTTTTATTCTCGGTGAGCGGTTCAATAATTGGTTTCAGTACCTGGGCCTGGCGATGATTACGACTGGCCTGGTATTGTTGCGCAAGGGTGGTATTACTCAATAACATCAGAGTGATGACCAACTGGGCGAGCTGTGGCATGATACGTACAAGAATGTACGACTGACGTAGAGTCAGCATACTTCTCTTAAAGTTAAAAAAACCTTTAAAAGAAACATGTGGATTCATCCAAGTTATCGTCTCGGTAATGTCATCGAAGCATGGTACGGTCAGCATCACGTACAGAAACGTGACCAAGAAAGTGTGTCGAGCATGACACGGAATTTTCCCGGAACATTCGGGAAGTTTCTTGATACATGTGTTCCTTCCAATCTTGTACAAAACCCGACGCCAAAGTTTCTTGACGAAGCTGAACATTCATTTTGGTGGGGTTTGATGGAAAATCAAAAATCGGTCCATCCCTGGTTCGGACAGTCTATTCGTTCTGCGATTCGCGAGTTTTTTCAAGATGATGCTTGTACACATACATCAAACACGTGTGTTATTCATGTACGAGTAGGGGACATGCTTGCCGCAAACTCGTCAGAGTTTAAAGTTCAATATATACTTGACGCAACTGATAAACTCCCGCGCATCCCAGACTGTTTTGAAATTCTCAATGGTGGAAAGTTTCATGACCATCTTGGGCTTATCGGTCAGTCCGAAACACTATTGACCGAGCTGGCGAACGGTATTCATAAGAAATTTCCTGATGCAACTGTTACAAAAATAGAAAGTCACAATGCGGACCTCGATTTCTATCGAATGGTCAAGGCTCCTATGTTGATTACGGGCGTAGGAAGTTTTGCAATTTTGGCCGCGGTCGCAAATGAAAATTTTCGGTTAACGCCCGCACTCTCTCAGATGGATTTCTATAACAGAAAATATCTCATCAAACCCGAAAATGTGTATGACGGATGGCACACGTATTCGGTCGCATAGAAAGATGAACCGTATAGATTTTAACATGGATGACATTCAGCGCCTCATTCGAGAGAATATTCTTCCACGACTCGATGCACACGAGGCTGAATTATGGGAACTGCGCGGCGCCACATGGCCGGTCTGTCAAGCAATCAAAGACAAGAATATGGCATTTCGAAACATAAAAGAAAAGCGTCGTTTTTTTCGCTTTTTGGACCGACACGAAATTCGTCGGCTGCTTGGACTCAAAGCGGCTTATGCCCGAATTGACGACGTGTCACTCGAAGAAGAGATACGGATGTGTTCATAAAGATGAAATATGTAATATGATTAACAATGCTGATCCCTGATTGTTTTGAAAAATGTTCCATTGTACCAAAAGGTATTATTCATATAGGAGCACACTTTTGTGAAGAACGTGAAATCTACGAAAAGGTGGGCTGTGATGATACGAAAGTTGTGTGGATCGAAGGTAACCCTCACGTCTGTCAACTTGTTTCTCAAAAGTTTCCGACGGTCCAACTATACAATGGTCTTATTTCTGATAAAGAACATGATGTTGATTTCATCGTCACAAATAATGGGCAGTCGAGCTCGTTCCTCGAACTCAAAGAGCACAAAATTCAACATCCGGATGTTTACGAAGTCGGACGTATCCAACTTCGGACGACTACTCTTCCAGAACTTTTGAGCCGACACTCGATTGATGTTACCAAGTATGATTGTCTGATGATGGATATACAGGGTGCCGAGTTGCACGCGCTCCGTGGTATGAAGGATATACTTTCAGGTTTTAGACTTGTATACCTTGAAGTCAACACAAAAGAAATCTACGCCGGATGTGGCCAACTCTCAGATATTGTTGATTTTTTGCAACCATACGGTTTCGTCATGAAGGATATTAACATGACGCATTATGGTTGGGGTGACGCTGTGTTTGTTCGTCACTCGTGACCATTCGTCTGACAATTTCATCAAACGATACAGACGGTGACCACCCGGAAACCTGACGAAACTTTGACGAATCACCGATGAGCAGATCAACCTCAGTCGGGCGATAAAATGCCGGGTCGCGAACGACAAGCGGTTCGTTCGTAAGTATGTTCCATCCGGTACCATCTTCATCCCACATGAGCTTTACACCAATGTTCCCAAAAGCCTTCTCGACAAACTCATAAATGGTGTGCGTTTCGTTGGTCGACACGACATAATCGTCCGGTGTGTCGAGTTGCAACATGTGCCACATAGCCTCGACATAGTCGGGTGCGTATCCCCAGTCGCGCCGCGCCTCGAGATTCCCAAGCCGAATCGGAAACTTACGTGCCCCGATCGCCTTGGTAATTTTGCGCGTCACAAACTCCTCACCGCGTCGCTCCGATTCGTGATTGAATAGGATACCGGTGCACGCGTACAGACCATGGGCCTCACGATAGTTTTTGGTAATCCAGTACGCATAGACTTTGGCGCAGCCGTATGGACTCCGTGGATAAAATGGCGTCTTTTCAGACTGGGGCACCTCCTGAACTTTACCGAACATCTCAGAGGTTCCAGCCTGATAAAAACGAATCCGTTTGTCGTTGGACAGACGAATCGCTTCGAGAATATTGAGCACACCGAGTGCATCGACGCGCGTTGTCCACTCCGGTTGTTCGAACGAAACTTGTACTTGAGATTGTGCCGCCAGATTGTACACCTCGATACGTTCCCACGTCTCAATCTCGGTCACGCGTTTGAGAAGTGAAGAGACGCACGACGGGTCGGTCACGTCACCGCGAACCAACTGAAACTTTTGGTGTGCCGGTGTCGCCTTTGCGTGACTGGAAAACCGTGCGAGTCCGTAGACGGTATATCCCTTTTCGAGAAGCAACTCGGCAAGGTAAGACCCATCCTGACCCGCAACTCCGGTAACAATTGCCACCCGGGACATTAAGCTGACAAGTTACTATTTTTTTAAGCTACACCTGGTGGTCGAGATGTTCCATCTGGTGTCAAAACAAGACTGCCGCCCGAATGATGGATGCCTTCACGGAGCATCTTTTCGATATCATCGAGTGTTTGACTTTCATGACGCCCGGGGTCCTTGGCGTGCGCGTACGTTTTCAATTTACGAAAGACATGTTCGGCGTCTCCAAAACTGCTGAGATGCCACCCGGCCAATTGTACGTAAGGAAACCGCCAACGATTGTCCCGAAAGAAATTCGGGCCGAGTTTCCGGAACGACTTGGCGTCCGTTACGACCGTCCCGAACCATGGTTCGCCCGTGAATGTATATTTGAATGAATACTCGTACATGTGCATGTGGCACGTCATTGTACGTTCCGGTCGACCGACTTTAGTCATGTCTGGAATTTCATCCACATCAGAAATCATCACGATTGTATCATCCGGAACGCCGTCGAGACCGTTCAGAACACAGTGCCGTTGGTGTTTTTCGCGCGACCATGGATTCGGGTCGTCGATCGGCATATCTTTGGCGACGACGTGTCTGATTTTGGGAAGCCATTGGGTGTACCGTTCTTTGTTCTTCTCAAAGACAAGTTCTTTTGGAGTCCCGACGTGTGTCACGTCTGACTCTACCAGAACAAACATGTCGACATACGGGTCGAGTGTCCGGAGTCGCCATTCAAGAACATCAAGCTCGTTGTAGAACATGAATGTATCGACGAAACCCATTCCTACATTCTTTTATGCTCGGCAGTTTTAAACCACTCGACCGTCTTTCTAATTCCATCTTCGAGAGGCGTAAACGTAAACTCGAGTGGAGGATTCATCGGCTGGACCGTTTTTTTGAGTTGGCCGTTTGTACGCGTCGTGTCGTACACAACCGGTCCCGTAAACCCAAATGCCTTTGTGATGAGGTTGACAACATGTGAAAGCGGAACTTCTGCATCAGGGGGGCACAGAATCAAAGGATGGTCGAATGTCTTGTACGTACAGAAGGACCACAGAGTCAGACGCGCAATGTCCTCACTGAAAATAAACTGTCGTTGGGGTGTCCCATCACCGGCGACGACGAGTGGCGTTCCGTCGCGCTGGGCCAGGTGACACTTGTGAATGAGGGCCGGAATGACGTGAGCGTTTTCGAGATGAAAATTGTCGTACGGTCCGTAAATGTTTGTCGGAACGACACAAAAATATTCATGACCATACTGTTGACGGTATGCCCGACACTGAATATCGACCATTCGTTTCGCGTATGCATATGCTTGGTTGCTTGGATGGGGTGGACCGGTGTGAAGCATGTCGGCCGTCATAGGATACCCAGGTGCCGGATCCGGAAAGATGCACGTCGACAGATAACACATGACGCGCTGAATTCCACACTCGTGTGCGGCCCGAAGAACATTCGTGTTCATGAGCATATTGTCCTCGTACATTTCGACCGGCTGGGCCATGTTCTTGAAGACGCCGCCGACATTGGCCGCGAGATGAATCACGCCATCGAGCGGCGTGTGCTTCTGAAACAATTCTTTGACTTGTTCATACTTGCAAAGGTTGACATCCTTTGACGAAACTGAAACCCACTCGACGCCCTCGAGGGCGGTGAGCGCACGACCGACGAGTCCGGAGCCTCCGGTGACGAGAATCCTCATTAAAGTGAATACGACACTTGTATTTATATGTCCCAAAAAGGTCACGAACGTGCCTGCGACGTCGTGTACGCGCCCGGTACACCAGTCACGTACACGGCCAACCAAAGTATCTTTGTCAAGACGGATTATATTCGTCAATTTTTTCACGAGTTCAAAGGAACCGAACCTTACAATCTCGTGACTGGTCTGAGCGACTATTCACCGAGTACATTTTTTACCGACCCGGAGCTCTTTTCGTTACTCGCCCAGCCGGAACTTGTTGAATGGCGCGCCCAGAACCTGTGCACGACGCACCCTAAAATGAAGCATCTTCCGATTGGGCTCGAAGATACGCCGAGCAAGCTCGAGTTTTGTGAGAAATACCGAGACAAACTTCGGGCC